AAAAAAGAATTAGCTAACTATAAATTACCTTATTTTAATCCACGTAAAGAAATTTTAGAATTTAATTTAAATAATTTTGAAGACTATTTACAAGCTCAAAAAGTAAATATGGAACGTGTGGATCTTGTTATGAAAATGCAAGATATACTTAAAGCTAAAAAACACCATGGAAAGTATCTTGGAAAATCATGTGTGTCTTGGAAAATTCACAATCCAGATCTTTTAAATGAAGATATAGTTATTGAGGGTGAGTACTACGAAGAAGGGGAAGGAGGATTGATAAATGACTTTGAAAAAGATAGAGCCTAGATTTATTGCAGGTCCTCCAGGGACAGGTAAGACTCACGTTTATATAACAGGACTGTATGAAAAATTATTAGTCAAATACAGTTATAAAAAAATACTTATACTTTCTCATACCAATGTAGCAGCTGAACAAATCTTGGAAGCAGTTATAAAATTGCCACAAATGGAAGGTGTTACTAAAAAAGAATTGCGAGAGACTATAGGAACTATTCACCATTACTGTAAAAATAGACCCTCTTTACGAGGTAAATTAACAAAAACTAAATTAGACGATCATAAAAATTTAATTCAAGCAGATAGACGTTTTGGACTCGATGGCAATCCTGATGTTGAAAAACATAATCTATATAGATTTAGATCTGATGCTAAAGGCAGAGGATTTTCTTATGATGAGTATTGGAGAAGTTGTGATGATCAAGATTCATACAAACCATACAATCTGCAAGTTATGAAAGAATTATTTGAAATTTATGAAAAATATAAAAAACTTTATGACAAAGAAGATTTTACAGACATGATCGAAAGATTAATAGATCCTAATGTTAAGGCTCCGGATGTAGATGCAGTAATTATAGATGAGTGTCAAGATAGTAACGTTCCTCAAACAGAAGCTATTGAGAAGATGGCCACGAATGTAAAAGATGGACATTTTTATTTAATTGGTGATGCAGATCAAACACTATTTGAATACGCAGGCTCAAACCCAGACTACTTTCATAAGTTAGCTGCTAATCCTTATCACGAATTAGAAAACGGATTAAGATGTAGTGAAGCAATTAATACAAAATGTAAAACAGTTATAATGCCAGTGTGGGATAAATGGGGTTCGCATAGAATATGGACTCCTGCTAAATACAGAGAAGAGCATGGTATGGGACACGTTGGGGAGACTATACAAGGACAAGCTTATCGTTTACCTTATTTAGAAAAAGGATCTACACATTTAGACATACTATTAAATAAAATTAAAAACACTAATCAAACATTTTTGTTTACTTACAGAGGCACCCCAGGCGATACTCGTGTTACTAAATTCTTATCTGGACAAGGTTTAGAATATGGTATGGTAAGTTCAGAGTTTAAACCCCATGCTTCTAAAAAAGAAATAAACTCACATTATGTGTGGCCAGATTTTGTTGAAGGTAAATCAATGCACCTTACTCAAATTAAATCGTTTTGGGATTATATGGGCAGCAAAGTTATAGTTAACAAAAAAGGTGATTTTGATTTTAAAGGTTGGACTGAAAAAAATTACACTATAGATGAATTAATTAATGAAAAGTTACTAAAATCAGATTGTAAACAATACACAGACTTTGATTTAATTCGTGTTCCTAGTGGTGTTACAGGAGGAGCAGAAAAATTACATTATATAAAAAGAGTAATAGCAAATGGATTTGATAATGAAAAACCTAACCAGATTTTTTATGGAAACATACATCAGGTAAAAGGTTTAACATTTGATAATGTTATTGTGGATCATACTATGAGTATGAAAAGAGCTCCAGAAAATTTTCACACACAATTAAGATTAGAATATACAGCATACAGCAGAGGAGTTTTCGATTACTGGGAACTTGCATCAACAACTAAGCGAACATTAGGAGTAAGATCATCATGAGCAAAGCATATGACAAACAAATAGGTGGATCACATTATCAAAAATATAAAATACAACCGAGTAAATTTGTAGTAGAGAACGAATTGCTTTACCCTGAAGGCTGTGCTATAAAGTATATTGTAAGACATCGCGACAAAGGAAAGAAGCAAGACTTAGAAAAAGCAATTCATTTTATAGAAATGATAATAGAAAGGGATTATAAATAATGTGTACAGTTCCACAACTAACTGATTTAGACTTAACAGGTATAGATACAGTAGCAATCGATTTAGAAACATACGATCCAAATTTAAAAACAAAAGGTCTTGGTGCGGTTAGAAAAGATGGGTTTGTAACTGGCATAGCTATAGCTACAAAGAATCAAACTCTTTACTTTCCTATTGCTCACCACATGACAGACAACTTAAACACCAAAGAAACATGGGATTACTTGAACGAAAAAGTTTTTCAAAACAAAGACATACGTAAGGTATTTCATAATGCAATGTATGATGTATGTTGGATTAGATCAGCTACCGGAGACATGCCACAAGGTGCATTGTTAGACACTATGATTGCAGCTTCTGTAATTGATGAAACAAGAATGAAATATTCTTTAGACTCAATTAGTAAAGATTATTTAAAAGAATCTAAATATAAATATGATATGGCTGCTAAAGTTTTAGATTGGTCTAAAGGAACTATCAAAGATCCAATGACCAGTATGCATAAACTACCTTATCATTTAGTAAAAGATTATGCGGAGCAAGATGTTAACTTAACATTAAAGTTGTGGAATATTTTTGAGAAAAAATTAAACGAAGTATTGTACACGGACCACGGAACAAATGAAAACAAAACTTGTAGAAAAATATTTGAATTAGAAACTAAATTATTTCCTTGTCTGGTTGACATGAAGTTCAAAGGAGTTAAAATAGATGTACAAAAAGCTAAGGCATTTGGTAAACGTTTAAAGAAAACAAAACAAAATATTATTGATTATATTGAAAGAAGAACAGGAGTTAAAATAGAAATATGGGCAGCATCTTCTATTAAAGCTTTGTTAGATCACCGAAAAATAACTAACTACGAAACTACTAAAGATAAAATAAAAGATCTTAAAGATAAAAAAGGTAATGTAATAAAAGATAAGGAGGGAAAGGTAAAAACAGAAACAATTAAATCTACTATTCCTAAACTTCCTAAAGACTATTTATCAACACACGAAGATCACTTTTTAAGATTAATTGTCAAAGCTAGAAATTTTGACAAAACAGAAAATACTTTTATTGAAGGTTTATTAGACTTTGTACATGAAGGTAGAATACATGCAGATATTAATCAGATTAGATCCGACGATGGTGGAACTGTAACGGGTAGATTCTCAATGAGTAACCCTAACTTACAACAGATACCATCAAAAGGTTTTATAGGTAAGAAGATGAGAGAGCTATTTATACCTGACGATGGGTGTACGTGGGGATCATTTGACTACTCACAACAAGAACCTAGGATAGTAGTACACTACGCATTAAAAATATATTTAGACAAAGAACCTAAAGCAGATGAAGAACAATTACCTATTAACTTAATAGAAAGTTTAGAGAAGATAGAAGAAGCATACAAGGACCCTGACAAAGACGTAGACTTTCACCAGGCTGTAGCAGACATGGCTCAGATATCACGGACCATGGCCAAAACAATTAACCTAGGACTCTTTTATGGTATGGGTAAAATAAAATTAGCTAAAGAATTAAATTTAAGCAGACAAGATGCTAATGAATTATTTAATACATATCATAATAATGCACCTTTTGTCAGACGTTTATCACAAGATCTAATACAGTTTGCTGAAGATAATAAGTTATTATTTACACTAAAAGATAGGTTTTGCAGATTTAATAAGTGGGAAACACAAGATAGGCAATGGGATAGAAAATTAAATAGATATACTCCGGTACCAATTCTAACCAAAGAAGATGCACAGACTGCTTATAAAGCTAAATTAACTGAACTATATGACGAAGAAAAAATACCTAAAGATCATATGGATAATTTTACAAAACATTACAAACCTGCATTTACATACAAAGCTTTGAATAGATTGATACAAGGTAGTGCGGCAGACATGACTAAACAAGCAATGGTTAACTTATACGAACAAGGTATTTTACCGCAGATACAAATTCACGATGAGTTGTGTTTATCTGTAGCAAATGATAATGTTGCAAACATAATAAAAGAAACAATGGAAAATGCTATTCCTCTTAAGGTTCCTAACAAAGTTAATTACAAGAAAGGACCTAATTGGGGCACAATAAAATAAAAATATGGCTTACTTAAACGCAAATATTCCTGTACAATACGCCCAAATAAAAAGGGAGTATTTATATGATCTTAAAAAACATAAAGGCGAAGTGGAAGAATGTCTCATCTTTGGTGTCACGTCTCTTACCGGACGAGCTATATTGTTCCATGCCATCATGGAAAACGGTGCAATCTTTTATCGTTTACCCATATCGGCTTTTATTCAACGTGGTTATGACCCCAAGTCTGTTCCGATTCAAAGACTTGATGAACTGGAACTGTGGAATAGTTTTTCTTATTACCCTGCTGTTACTAGTTGGGATATTTTAACAGCCGCATCCGGCAAATACATTGGTAAAGATAAGAAATGGTATCACGGTAAATATTTATTTACAGTTGACTGGGCACACCCAGATGCTAATATACTAAATTCTGATCATTCAGAAATTCCGCACGAACATAAGTGCGCACACATAATTGCGTTAGACAACGGCAACTATGCAGCTCAACCTAACAACAGATGTATATGGGACCTACCTTCTTTCACAGTGAAAGATAGTATTCCTGACTGGAAGGTACAAAATAATAACTGGAACGTAGAAGATACGGGCCAATGGAAGACTGAAGACACCGACAATTTCTTTTATGAAATCGAGGAAAAAAAATGAGGAATTT